AGCTTTAACAGCAGCACTATTACCTCCCTGAACAATCTGAGTTTGTTGATTCCCGTTCGTTTGATTAGAAGAAGTAGATGCGCCCGTAGGTAATGGAAGAGAGGCCGCACTCACGGGTTGAGTTACCCCTGACCCATCTACGGGCACTCGCCCAGAAACGAGAGCAGGGGTTTTAGTATCGATACTCGAGAGCGAGGTATTTCCAGTAGTCTGAAGCGAGGAGGTGGACGCGCCGCTTGGAAGAGGAAGCGCCGCAGCTGAGATGGGCTGAGTTGTAGTTCCTGTAGGGTCTGTCCTTACAGGATGCGAAGGAGTTCCTAAAACATTCGTTCCATCAGTCATCTCAACTGGCCAACTATTCGCCGCTGAATTTGGAGTTCCTTGATTAGCAGTCACCGTACCTGATACAGGCTGAGTTGGGCTATTCGGAGATATTGCCACCACGAAGGCTGGGTCACTCGCTTGAGGAGCCGTATTCCCACTTTTAACCGTTGCTAAATCCCCTGTATTTCCGCTTTTAATTATAATTGACATATTACATCCCTAATATATTGATTAAATATCTTCCCCAACTATTTTGCGGAGCGAGCGCAATTACATCAAAGCTCACACCAGGAATGATATTGGTTGCATAAGCTTGAATATCTTCAACGACAACATCACTTGGGTCATGATCAGGAGTTGCTCCAGAAAATGCATTACACACAATCACAGAATTACTTTGTACCCAAGATGCGCTTACCGTAGTGCTCGCAAGATCTCCCTCATTTCCAGAAGGGAATCCAAAATCCACAGTGACTTGATAGGAATAGGTAGTAGTTCCCCCTCCACCTGAAGAGCCCACCAAATCCAAAGTTCCGGTAAAAGGGTTATATTTGAAGCTCACGTTTTAGTTACACTCACGAGTTGAGACTTGGTTGAATCTGAATAAACGACAGTAATTGTCGACAATAAGGTTGTAGCCTGATAATATTGGTATACTTCTGTCACCGTATCGGGATAGCTGGCCGTCAATGAATCAGCATGCACCGGCGGAACAAACGGACCCATCAAACCAACAGGAAGTGGAGTGGATTCTTGGATATCATTCCCAGTGCCGTCCGGACCCCAAAGAAGCTTTCTTTTGACGGTATAACTATCATTGATTTTATCCGCTTGGATCAGCGACTGGATATCTTTCGAGATGATCGTGGTCACGCATCCCAGAGTAAGGAAAAGTCAGGTTTTATGCAAATTTCTGGAGAACAATCAAGGCTTCGTGGCCAGCCGGCATGAATTCTAAGATATTAAATCCATTAAGAATAATTTGACTTTCAAAGAAAAACTCTTCTAGCGCAATAAAATCCCAACAATGGAAATGAATGTGAGGTTTATCCATCAGCGACTGATAAACACGGTCGTCTAGTTCAACTCCACGTAATCTATCTACATCCCTAAAATACTCGCGGTCATGTTCGCCTAAATGGAGTTGATAAGGATTTTTGTACTCTTCGATGACATGATCGAGAGAAGTGTTCACTCTGTTTCGATCAAATGTTTGATCTCGAAGAGGAACAGCAAGATAGGCATATCTTCCTTTTTTTAAAACCCTGAGCCAATTCTTGATTCCTTCAATCGGATTTTGAAGATGCTCAAGCACATGAGAAGAGAAAAGGAAATCCATCGATTCATCGGCAATCGTTTTCAGATAGTTCCCGTCATCTAAGACATGGACATCTACGAACGGCTTATGACACATCTCGGGATATTGTTTTCTCAAAGTAGCATGGTCAAATAAGTCGACTTGCAAGACTTTTGTGAATGGATCTAAAACTGGCCATGGGTTATGGAGGCCAGCAATCTCAAGTCCAAATCCTTTAGGTCCGTACTTCTTTGAAAGATCAAATCGGTTCATTAGTGGGGATTCTTTCTTTGTTCACGAGAACGTTCATTATCCTCAAAACACCAACCACACACTGGTTTAGATAGTTCTTCTGGACAATCTGGGAAGTTATTCCTAAAATCTTCCATCGCCTCCTCATCCGAACAATCTTTTTTGTACGTCTTTTTACATAGATAACAAGTGAAGTACTTGCTCATATATTCCCTCAAAAAGGTGAATAGAAAGGATAATTCTCTTGTCTACATTTCTCCATGATATCGTGATTCTCAGGCCGATTGGATTCCTGTTTTTTCCATTCCCAGTACTCACGCGTGTCGCCATTGTCAGGTTTAAATTCAGTTGCACCTTCAGACCCTAAGTGCTGATAGATCTGATTCGGAATGACGTAGTACTGAAGCCCTAACTCAGTCAAAACTCTCTCGCATCTTAGAGTCCATTCGACATCTCCCCAACCATACATACCAAAGTCTTCACGCCAATATCCGACCTTTGCAAATAGATCTCGTCTAAAGCATGGAGTTTCCATAGGCATTGCTCTTAAGATCGGCAATCCATTGACGATTTCGATCTCTCTAGACTTACGGTAGCGCTCTTGAACTCCTTCAATAGGAACCGAATACATTGATGCCATTCCTGTATTAGGAATAGTCTCGACATAAGTCATGAACGTCTTGAGCCAATTATCGGGATAAAGGCAATCGCAACCGAGTAAGATCATCCACTTGGATCTGCAGAGGGACATGCCCGTGTTGTAACCTCGTTGCATCCCAGTGTTTTGTTTAAACTGGCATCTTACTGTAGGACCATACTGATCCATTATCCATTCCATCTCATTGAGTTGACCAGGCTCACTCCCATTATCGACCCAGATGAGTTCATCCCACTGATGACCAGCATTATTCAGACTGTGCTTTATTGTCTTTTCTAAAACGCTGGCTCGGTTCCAAGTCAGTAGCACTAGAGATACAGTGCTCATATATTTTTTGAATTCCTTAAAGGAGTTACTTTTAAAGATTTTTCAAATTCTTTAAGATCATGTTGCATAGGACTTCTAACAACAGAAAGATCTTTCATCCATTTCATGATCTCACTTTTTAACCATACTACCCTCCTAGGTCCCAGCTGACGCGACAATGGAAATCTTCCAGACTTCATCCATCTCCATAAAGAAGTACGATTAAGACCAGGGATTATTGTTTTTAATTCTTCAAATGTTAAAAGTTCTTCACTCATCTCAACAATATCCTCATCTTCCCCGGTCGCTCACGGAACGTGTCTGAATAATAGCATGCAGGATATCCAGCAGCATCGCTCGCATGAGTCGCAAGAGGGTCTGATTTGTCCAAAAATGCCCCGTCCGCACCTTGTTTCCATTTGACACGTTCACAGTCTCTTTTCAAGTACTTACAATGAATCGGATGATAGGTAAAATTGACTGTTCCATCAGCTGCTCGCATGAGCGAGTTCATCGTATTGATTCGGTCTTTGACTCCTGGATTTTCTTTTGGAGTCAGGTCCTCAAAGAGGATGGAGTGATCTTTGAGGACCTTCTTAATGATAGCATAATCTGTTTGTCCTACAGCAGAAGTTCTTCTCGCATTTCCACTCGCATCTCCAATGAGGATCACATTAGGCCTTAATCCTTGAATCTGAGAATAAAACCGAAGAACCTTCTGTGCGAGTACGGTAGCGCATTGCTCCGTGTCAGTATTTTCTAAAGCAATCTCATCTCCAAAATGGATATGGCTTCCTTGCCTTTGGGCAATCTCCCAGCACATAATTCCCACGTTGAAGTCTAACCCTACGATGAGAGGTAAATATGGATTCCACTCCATCCCTCGGACTGCGAATGGATTTTCTACTCGCTGGTTATGAATGCCGTGATTCTTGTAAGCCTTGCCTGCACCGATCTCACGAAACTCTGCAAGAATTTCTTGAGCAAATACATCCTCTGACATGGTTGCCCGAGCACTCTCGATTTCTTCTTGAGTCCACCACGGAGCTTCTGTACTTGGTGCGTGAAATACCGACCACTCATCTGGATGAGATAGCGCGAAATCATAGAGATCCTTGAAATGGTCAAAGCCGTTCGAAGTAGAGAGGAAATCACACCATCCTTTGCGTTTAGAAAGCATGGGCCGAATGATCATAGGCCAGAGATCCTTAGGCTGTTGTCTCATCTCATCAATGATCGCACCATCTAAAGTCTCTGCTCGAAGATCCTCAAAATTCTTTCCGGACTTAAAAAAGATCGTGGACCCATTCATGAGTTGAATGGATCGCTCAGTTTTATTCATCCCCGCAAGTAATCTGGTTTCTCGAAGCATATTGAAATGTCTTCGAAAGGCGATCGTCGCTGCTGAATAAGTTTGCAGTATGTACCAATAAAGTCCATGAGGTCTTCCCTGTAAGGGTTTGTAAATCATCTTGTCGATTCCGTAAGTCGTCTTTCCAGACTGACGGCCCCAACAAGCAATATTAAATCGGGCTTTACTTTGACTGATGCGTTTCTGAGGAGGCGTCCTCCGACGCATATGCAGAATCATACTTCATCAATACTGTCTTCTTGTCTGGATAGATTGTATCGATGGATCTCATGAAGGAGTTTAGGTTTTCCAATGAGTTGAATGACTCCTTGCTCATCATAAGTGAGATCTTCTAAAGGATCAAAACCATGATCCACCAAGATTTGCCAACGTTCCCTATAATATCGTCGCTTTTTAGCTCCGTGGAATCGATGCTCAATGAGTGTAGGAACATAACCTATAATGCCGTTCGTATACCGATAAGCTCTCTTCTGCCATTCGCATAGTCTTTTCTTAAAACCTTCGCTCGTCTTATCGTGAATAGAAGTTTGAACCTCATTCACCAGGCCAGCGGCCATATGATGATCTCCAGAACCTAAAATTGATCCATCTTCTAATCCGCGAAAAGCTTCATAAGCGCCGCGAGTGCAGGCCCATGCAAATCCGGGATGCCCAAAAACATAAGCCTCATTCGGTCTTTTTTGTCTTCTAATCCCTCTCGCAATCAGAGAACCAAAGCTTGTGTGCTTCTCTAAAACAGTTCCTTGTGGGCCCAGATCTAAGCAATCTTGCCAAGGCTGAATCACGGAATAATGTTGAAGTTGATGCAATGCCTCTTGCGCCCAGTTCGCGTCTCTCCAAAAGACATCACAATCG